CGGGATGGAGGGGCAAGCAGGACGCACCACCTCTCCAGCGCGTACAGGTCATCACCACGGGCTTCGTGGACAACGCGGGGCAGTGGCGCAGCTTCGATGGCGGACAGCCGATCACAGTACATCTCTGGAAACCCTGAAACAAACCAACGAACATGGAGACGAACATCAATGAACTGGAAGTGAATGGCGTGAAGTACGTCCGAAAAGACAGCGTGAGCGGAGCGGTACGCGACATCGGCGAAAAGCGGATCATCGTGGCCGATCGCGGATGGATTTTTGTGGGCAACTGCGAAGACAACGAAGACGGAAGCGTGACCATCCGCAATGCCCGCAATATCCGCCAATGGGGAACGACCAAGGGCCTCGGAGAGTTGAAAACTGGCCCAACGTCGAAAACCGCGCACGATGACTATGGCGAGGTGCGCTGTATGCCTATCATCCAGATCAATGTACTAACCGGCTGGTAACATGGAGGCGTACATCATCGGCAACTATGGCAATGGCAATGGCAATGGCTATGGCGATGGCAATGGCTATGGCAATGGCTATGGCTATGGCAATGGCAATGGCTATGGCAATGGCTATGGCTATGGCAATGGCTATGGCAATGGCGATGGCTATGGCAATGGCTCTGGCAATGGCTATGGCTCTGGCTATGGCGATGATTAAATTTAAAAGGAGTTAAACATGACAGATGAAGAACTCAAGGAGGCGCAAGAGATCCTCTTCCGATCAGTTCAGATTGCCAATAAGTTTGGCCCATTGATCATTAAAAAAGCAGAGAACAACGGCGGCTGCTGTGCCACCGCAGCAGCCATCATGCTGTCCTCGTTTACAAGCGCGATGGGCATGTCCATGCACGATGCAATGGGTTTGTTTCTGTCTGTCCATAAGCAGACAGAAGCCATGGCAGGAGATAAATCATGAAGCTGACAAAGTACGAAAAAGAAGCCATCGTCCGCGCCATCATGCAGGACGTGCCAACAAAACCGGACAACATCCTCAAGGCGGAGATACGGGCGGCGTTTGTTGCAGGGATGAGCGACCCAATCAAGAAGCTGCACAAAACACACCCCAATGCCCTCAAGACGGATAGCGTCCCAAGTTGGGACACTGGCTTACCCTACCGCGTTGAATTTATTGTTGGCGATGCCGATGTGGAAAAAGCAATCAAGCCATTCAAATCACAGAAGGAAGCGCGTGATGAGGCGAAAAACAAATTGAACGCCGCAGTCATGGGATGCAACACACTAGCGCAACTCAAAAAGCTTTTGCCTGAGTTCATCTCGTACTTCCCATCCGAAACCGAGCCAACCAAGAACCTGCCTGCGGTAGCCAACATGGTGGCAGATTTGAGCAAGCTCGGGTGGCCTAAAGGAAAAGCAAAATGAAGCTGACCAACATCCACGGCATGCCCGATACGATCCTAAATGTGATCGCACGCCCTCAGTACAACAAAGGCAAGGCCAACATGTCCGTGACCGAGCTGCTCAACAGCCCACGGATTGTCCAGCTCAAGCGCAAGCATTGGGATGAACTGACTGAGGACGCAAGCGATATGGTCTGGTCCATCTTTGGAACGGCCATCCACAACGTCTTAGAGCATGGCAAGGGTGACAACCACATCGTTGAAGAGCGCATCCATATCGAACTAGATGGCATGCACATCAGCGGCGCAATCGACCTGCAAGAAGTGGAGCCAGACGGCATCACTGTGTCCGACTATAAAACGACCAGTGCATGGGCCGCGATGCAGGAGAAGCAGGACTGGCACAACCAGCTCAACAGCTACGCCTACCTCGTTGAAGCGGCCAAGAGGGTGCCAGTGAAGAAGTTGCAGATCGTAGCCATCGTGCGCGATTGGAACCGCAGGGACGCAGCTACACGAGAGGGGTACCCCAAGGCACCTATCGTTGTGATTGACATCCCTCTGTGGCCCTATGCCCACCGCGAAGCCTATGTCCGCGACCGAATCTCTCTGCACGGTGATGCGCTCTTTGAGATGGAAACTGACGGCGAGATGCCCGAATGCACGCCAGAAGAATGCTGGGAGAAGCCGACAGCCTACGCACTCAAGAAGGATGGCAACGTCCGAGCAAAGAGCGTTCACGACACACGCGAAGCAGCAGAGACAGCTCTGACTGCCGCAACAGAAAAAGCCAAGAAGGGCGAAAAGTTCCTGATCGAAGTAAGAGAAGGAAGCAGGGTCCGATGTGAATCGTTCTGCCAAGTGGCTGGCATGTGCAGCCAATATCAAAAGTATCTTTCCACCAAAGCCAACAAGGAGTAACACCATGGCAACAGCAACCCGCGTCTACATCGTCACCGGCCCAGACAACACCAACCGTTTGGTCAAAGCCACCGTGGCATCACAAGCAATCACCCACGTCGCCAAGTCGGCATTCAGCGCCAAGGTCGCATCGCAAGATGACCTCATCGCAGAACTGAGCAAGGGCACCAAGGTCGAGACCTATGGCGAGTCGGCTCAAGGCGATCTGATCACCGAATAAAGGAGCACCCCATGGGCTGGATCATTGGCTTAACCTGCTTATTCGCATGGTTCAATCACATCTTCACTTGCTTCAGCGAGGGCCTGTGGGGCTTTCTCTTGGCGGGAGCAATCATGTTTCCAATCGGCATTCTCCACGGCATCTGGCTGTGGTTTAACTAAGGACACACCATGTTCATTTCTAAAACCGAAAAAGAACAACTCTGGCTGGCTGTGAGTTCGCTGCAAGCCAAGGTACGTGACTTGGAAATTGAAGCCATCTGGCTCAAGAACAAACTGTACAAAACCAAGCCGCCAACTCTGAAAACAGACGAGGCACCTTGGGGTTACAAACCAGACGGCGTACCGCGCAAGCGCCCTGGTCGCCCAGCTAAAGCAACGGAGGTAGGCGTATGAAAATCAAAGACTTCTTCAGTGACTTCGACATCAACCCAATCAGTGCAAACCCACTGCACGGAAGTGTCACCGACACCATGCTGATGCAACTGCAAGATCGCAACGAGGCAAAGCGCCAGCAATCAATCAACCAACTCGGCAGCAAGTGGCTTGTCCACCCTGACAACAAAGTACAACGCAAGGAAGCACGATGAAAGAAATCGCATCAGCACTGGTCAAGGCTCAAAAGGCATTTGGCCCTGCGCTCAAGACCAGCACAAATCCCGCCTTCAGATCAAAATACGCCAAGCTGGAGAACTGCATTGAGGCCGTCATTGACGCATTGAATGACAACGGCATCATGCTCATGCAGCCAACGCACTTGTGTGAGGACGGTGTGATCGTTGAGACCATGTTCCTCCATGAATCAGGCGAGCAACTCAGCAATGGAAAGTTGCACGTCCCGGCCTCCAAGCATGATGCACAAGGGTACGGCAGCGCATTGACTTATGCGAGACGCTATAGCTTGTTGGCCGCTTGCGGTATTGCCGCCGAGGACGACGATGGAGAGGCCGCATCCAAGCACAAGCCAGCGCCAGCAAAACCTGTAGCGGCTCCACCAGCCAAAGCGCCAACAAAGGTCGAAGGCAAGGACACACCATGGCAGTTGAAGGTCTTGGCAAAGCCGGACGGCGATCATGGCGAATGGTCACAACTTGTCATTGACGCAACGATGCTTCAACTCCAGCAGGTCACAAGCGAAGAGCAGGTGATGGCCCTGTTCAAAACCAACCGCAACATCTACGACGAAGTAAAAGCAGGATCACCCAATGCTTACGAAGTCCTGATGGATGAATTCAAACAGGCGCGAGCCAAACACAAGGAAGCAGCATGAACTCGATCATTATTAGCGGCTCTCTGGGCAAAGACTCAGAACTCAAGCAGATGAACAACGGAGACTACATCTGCAACTTCTCCATTGCCGACTCTCAGGGCCGCGACAAGCCAGCGATTTGGTGGAACTGCACCCTGTTCGGTAAACGCGCTGAGAGCCTTTCTCAGTATTTGATGAAGGGCCAAGCAGTCACTGTTGTTGGCACCGTCACCGAGCGTGAATGGCAAGACAAAGAAGGCAACAAGCGCAAGTCCATGGATGTTCGTGTGAATGACATCGCACTGCAAGGTGGACGCAAAGATGCGGAGCCGCAGCAAGAGCGCCGCCAATCACCAGCTCCCGCGCCACAAACTTTTGACGACATGGATGATCAAATCCCCTTCTGAGCATGACCATTCAGACTCTTCAATTTGAAGCCGTCAAGATCGCCATGAAGCAGGATAAGACGGGGTTGGTGTTGACGCTCAACATCCACCCCGACGAAGCCCCTGAACGCTTGATGCGTGACTACGTTGGCGCACGCTATCAGGTGGTTATGGTGAGACTAAACGGCGAAGACAAACCAATGAACAGGGACCACGAATACAGCCGTGATCCTGTCCGCACCGCAGGCATCCTGTGCCGCGATAAACAGTTCGCTCAGTACCTCTTTGAGAAGCAAGAAATCTTTGAGAAGAAGGAAGCTGACGTAATCGAATGGCTCAAGGGCGAAATCGACATCGAGTCCCGCACTGAGCTGAAAGAAGATCAACAAAAGGCCAAGAAGTTCTGGGCCATCTACGAGGAGTACCAGCGATGGAACCCAAGCGCCTGATTCCCTACTCCGTCCACCTGCCGGAAGAGGTCCACGCCAAGCTCAAGGAGGCCGCAGGAAACCGCAAGGCATCGGCCCTTGTGCGTGATGCCATCACCTTGATCATTGAAGGAGATGACGAGTTCAACGGCGGCTACAACAAAGGTGTGCGTGATGCCATCCGACTGATCCACCAAAACGAGTTGTGCAAAGCCATCAGTTACTACGATGACACCCTGGCAAAGATTCTGTCAGATCAGATCGAAGAGCTTATCGTCAACCAAAACACGAAAGCAAAAAATGGCAACAAGAAAAAAACCTGACGGCATAGCTGCCCTTGTAGCCAAGCAAGACCCTGTGTCGATTCAAGACTTGACCATGCAAGACTTCTATGCAGCGTTCGCTTTGCAGGGCCTGCTGGCCTACTACGGGGACCATTCTGTCATCGAGAGCGACGCTGGCCTCACCAGCATCCATGCTGCGGCTATGGACCACGCAGACGAGATGCTTACAAGGAGGGCGATATGAGCAATACCAATACGGGTGGGCCAGCGTTTCCCGTTCCAGCAGAACTATGTCAAGACTTAACGGTGTATGAGCAAAGGGGCATGACCCTGCGCGACTACTTTGCGGCCAAGGCGATTGGCCCAATCTTGGCTACCCCGTGGTTTCAGCACACATCAAGTCAAGTGGGGGGTTCGGAGTACGCGGATCAACTGGCAAGCGAGTGCTATGACATTGCCGATGCCATGATTAAGCAGCGGACAGCCGCAAAAGAAGACGCATGACCAAGGCGCTTAAACGCTACATGACCAAGACGGCAGAGCAGGGTTGCGTCCTGTGCCGCCATCTTGGTCTTGGTGAAACACCGGCCATTCTGCATCACCCTCGGGACGCGGCAGGAGGTGCGCAGCGTGCATCAGACTGGCTTGTCATCCCCTTGTGCCCGGAGCACCATGTGGGCAAGTCTGGCTATCACTCACTCGGCTCAAGCGGTTTCTACACCAAGTACCGACTCACAGAATGGGACTTGATGGCGATGACTATTGAGGGGAATAACTCGTAACTAAAATACAGACACCCGTGTTTTCACGCAAAAATGAATACTAAAACAACGAACCAACCAAACTGTGGAGGTTGGTTCGTTTTCTAGCATGTAACCAAGTTACATCATCGCCATCTTTCGCAGAGCAGGAATGTCTACCGACTTGAGCATTTCCTTCTCAACATCACGCAACTCTTTGATCGCATCCTTCTTCTCGGATGCTGAGTACAGGTCCTCTGGTGCGTTGGTGATCTGGTTGATGGCGCGTCGAATTTTGGACAGTTGCATCCCAATCTTCTCAGTACCCTTGGCCAAGCCAAGTCGAGCGATGTTCTTCTCGTCAGACAGGAACTGATCAAGCTCTTGGGGGCTGCGCAGCTTGATGTCGTTGTAGGTGTTCTTAACCTTCTCAACCTCATCGCGCAAAGCGTAGAAGTCTGTCTTGAGCGCGTTCTCGCTGGCCTTGGTAACGAAGCCACTGGTGCCTGGCAGCGAAGACAGAGCATCACGGAACGACAACTCAGGACGCG